CGCTGCATCCGGGAGGCCGTGTGTATACACACGAAGAAAATTTTTGATTCCTGCAAAGATAAAGACTGTATTGAGGATCTGAGGGTCTATCCCACCCGGGGCTGTCAGGAGGTGATCGACCGGGCGGTCTCGGTGAAGGCGGGGAACGCGGAGCTACTGTATGCCTACATCGATGTGGAGCCGGTCAGCTTCAACCGGGGCTTCTACACGGTGGATGTGCGGTATTTTTACCGCATCACAGCGGACGCCTTTGTGGGCGCGGCGCGGCCGGTGGAGGTCACGGGGCTGGCGGTGTTTGACAAGCGGGTCATTCTGTTCGGCAGCGAGGGGAGCGCGAAGGTGTTCTCCTCCCAGGCGGCCAGCGGGGCCCTGGATCTCCAGGCCCTTCCCGGCCGGAGCAACCCAACCGCGGTGGTGGAGTCGGTGGACCCCATCATCCTGAGCATGAAGCTGGTGGATGTGTGCGAGTGCCGCCCCGGGGATTGCTGCTGCGAGATCCCCCCCGCCATCTGCGCCTGCTTCCCCGAGGAGCTGGTGCTGGGGGGCGATGTCCACCGCCTGTATGTCACCCTGGGGCAGTTCTCCATCATCCGCATGGAGCGGGATACCCAGCTGCTCATCCCCGCCTACGACTACTGCCTGCCGGATAAGGAGTGTACCTGCGGCGGCTGCGAGTGCGGTCAGGAGGACCCCTGCGAGATCTTCCGTAAGGTACAGTTCCCGGTGAATGAGTTTTTCCCGCCCAACAGTCTGACGCCGAAGACCGCCACCAGCTATCAGGAGGCGCGCGGCTGCTGCTGCGGCTCCTGAGTCCGGCCCTGGAAAAACAGGGAACTCAGGACAGATAAAGAGACATGGGAGAACGGTGAAACCCCGGGACGTCTGCCCAGCAGACGTCCCGGGGTTCTGCTCGTGTCGCGGGGATCAGGAAACGTGGTCGATGCCGGAGCCCTGGACGACCTCTGCATCAGTGGTGAGGGAGTCCATCCACTCGGTCATGTCCTCCGACTTGAGGGTGGTCTTGACGGAGTACATCCAGGAGGGGTCGTTCCAGCCCACGAAATACATGATGTGCCAGCCCTTGGTGGAGCTGCTCTCATTCTTTACAAGGCCGGTGTCGCCGCTCTGACGGGCGGGGTCCAGGGCCCAGTCCAGGAAATTCTGGTCCCAGGCATTGGCGCTGGAGACGCCGGTGTACAGGCCGCCGGTGGCCTGGGAGCCGCTGTCCGCGGTGTTCTCCATGGCCAGCAGTGCAAAGGCGTCCTCCGTGCCGCCCTCGGCCTTCCACTGGTCCAGCATGGCCTGGGCGGACTCCTCCGCGGCGGCATACTGCTCCTCGGTGGGGTTGCTGCCGGCGCCGATCAGGATGTGACGGACGTCCGCGGTGCTGGACTCGTCCCGGGCGCGGCTGTCAAATTGGACCACATAGTAGTTGTAGACAAAGCTGTCGCTGCGGTCATTCTCCGCCAGAGTGACGTCTCCTGCCTTACGGGAAGCGTCATACAGCCAGTCGGCGTACTGGGCGCTGGCGAAATTGGAGCCCACGGCGGAGATATGAGCGGAAGAGTTGTAGACCTTGTCCCCATACTCCTCGGCCAGAGCCTGGGCGTCGGAGCCGGCGGTCAGCTTAGCCTGAAGCTCCTGCGCCAGAGCCAGGGCGTCGGCCTTGGCGGTTTCAAACTCGGCGGCCTTCTCCTCGTCGGATTTTTCCACGGGGTTGCCCTCCTCGTCAGTCTCCTCCTGCACAGCGGCCTGGACGGTGAACACGGAGTAGCCGAAGGTGTCCAACTCGTTGGTGTGCTCCGCGTAATAGGCGTTGACCTCCTCGTCGGAGTAGGTCAGGCTGTCCTGATGGCTCTGCTGATAGGAGGAGGCGAGCACCCGGTCAGCGGCGATGCCGCGGAAGGTGTCCTCATCCATAAAGGTGCCGTAGTTGGTCTTGAGATAGCTCTTCAGATTGGCGTAATTACCGCTGGTCCGCCAGGAGCGGTCCAGGGAGTCCAGCTGAAGCTGGAGATAGGACTCGTCCAGGGCGGTCATGGAGTAGCCGGCCTCCTCGGCGGCATGGCAGAGCATGGTCACCTGGGTCAGCTGGTCGATGCCCTGTTCCAGCAGGTAGTCCCGCCAGGTCTGGCCCTTCTCCTCGTCGTACATCTGGTCGGCGGGGTCCGTATTGGGGTCAAAGGTGGAGGCCCCCATCATAGCGCCGTAGTAGGCGTTGACATAGGCCTGCTGGTAGTAGTACTGGACCACCGCGGGGCCGAAGTCCTCCCCGTCGATGGTGACCGCGGTGGAGCGCTTCTGGAAGAAGCCGCTGTCCCACACCAGAAGGGCGATGGCCAGCACGGCGATCACGCCGCCCACAACACCGTACAGGATGTGCTTGCGGCGGTCCTGATCCGCCGCTCGGTTATTTCTGCGCTGGACATAGGTGGAGTCCGCGCGCTCTTTGTTGTCTTTGGGTGCACTCACAGTTGGTTCCGTCCTCTCATCATTTCTCAGATTGGCCGTTCCGGGCGGAGGGCCCTGCCGGCGCGGTACTGGGCGGGCCGCCGCGAAAGGGGAAGCGGTCGGTCAACAGACTGTATTATACAGGAAAGATTCGGGGGATTCAAGTGGGAAAGGGGAAGGGCGGCCAG